GGTCAAGTGTTGCCAGCCCATTTGCGCTTCCACCACTAATAGACCAACCCGTTCCTTTTGCCCAATCACTATCTGTTGCAAAATCCCCATTTACAACCAATTCACTTCCTAAAGCATCTTGATAACTAAAATTTTCATAGTTTATTCTCGGTAGGGAGGTATCGGTAGTAATTTCGATTACTGAAATGTTTGTGACTGAAAAGCTTGTAGTATTATTAGACAATACCACTATATTAAAAAATGTGCCTAATGAAGTAAAAGTTCCAGTATATGTTCCTTCACTTGAAAAATTAAATACTGAACCTGTGATTTGGTCTCTTAATCTACCATCAATAATTCCATTTCCATTATTTAAAACATCAAAACTATATTTATATGTTTTTCCTATTTCTAACACACCTACTTGAAGAAAGTATTTTCCTATTGTTCCGTCAGTAGTAACAACATCATTTCCAATGCTCCACCCAGTTTGCAATTCCCAATTTTGCCCCACCTCTTTAACCGAGATGTTTGTAATAGTTACGTCTGTTGCAGCTTCTGCTCTTTTTATAATTAAACTTGCATCTGCTCTATCAAATTCAAAATAAACTTTTTTATTGTTACCTATTGTGGATGTGTTCAATGCTATGTTGCCACCTATTTGCTCAATAGCTAAATTCTTACCATTTGTTTCAACAACATCATACTGAAAAACAATACTTTTTCCTATTGTTAAATTTGAATTAATTTGTTTTATAAAAGCATTTGCTCCCGTAATAGTGTTGTTAATTCTTGCACCTTGCTCTGTTATTTCAGAGCCTCCAGAAAATGTCCAATCTTGACCGACCTCACGTACTGAAACGTTGTCTATTGATAAGGTATTTCCATTAGCAACCCTAAAACGAATACCTGTTCCGTTTGTAGGTGTAATATAAAAAGTATTTGTACCTATTATAGTTTCACTTCCTTGTATATAAGTATCTCCAAAGTTTGTGCTAATAACCAAAAAATCACTTGCACTATCACTAATAACATCAAAAGTTAATTTATATGTTTTGCCTATTATTGTAGGTGTATTTTGTTGTAAACTATTAATACCGATACCATCACAAACAGCTTGTCCATTTTGAATACTCCATCCACTATCTAAAATCCAATCTGTACTCCCATTACTAAAATCTCCGTTTGTAACAAGCTGCACCCCCTCTTGACTAAACGAGCCGTTAGAAACTTCCTCGCTACCCTCCTCTGAAAAGTCTCCGTTCTGCACCAAATTACTCGATAGTATCTGTACGTTTTCAACAAGACCTTGTGCATTTACTCTTGTAGCTGCACTATTACGTGAAAATGTAAAATCTCCGCTTGCATCACTTGGCTTTACGCACATTACTCTGCTGTTTTTATACGCAGTTGGTGTTAATATAATTGATGCTTTATCTAAAAGGTTGCTCATTATTGTATATTTTCTAATTCATCTAAAGTTGCAGTTGTACAAGTAACATTCTCATAGTATGTTGCCCTTGCTTGTAAGGTTAAAAGTAATGCTGGTACTGCACTACACCCAGCATATTCTTTGTAGACTAAACCCCAATTTACAGAGTTATCACAAACACCTCTACCCCACCAACTTTTAAAATATATTTCGTTTGCCATTACTTTTTCTTTTTTTTCTTTTTAAGAAATACCTTTAATTTCTCAATGTTCTTTGCCTTTGGTTTGTAACTCATAACTTTTGGTAATATAATAAGCCGTTTGCCTTTGCGTGTAAATGATTTTCAGTATTAGTTACCCACTCTAAATTTTCAACTGTATTATCTGTTTTTATACAATTAATATGGTTTACTTGTGGTTTATTATTTTCGTTTGATAAAAATGCTTTTGCTACTAATTGGTGTACTAAATGATTTTTTTTATTTCCATTTATATTTAGTGTACATCTACAATACCCTTTTTTAGTAATCCAAAAAGGAATTAATTTTCCTTTATATGTAAACAATCTTTTTTTGTCAATGTCATTAGGGTCTGTTCTTTCTATTTTTCGTGTAATACTTCTTACCCTACCAAAGTTACTTACCTCATAATATCCATTATAATTATTTATTACTTTCCAAATTTCATTTTGCATAACGCTTTTTTTTAAATTAAACTAATATTAGAAACAAAGATGATAAACTCAAAACCCATCCATTAAACGTAGCTTCATAACTCGGATAAATATCATCATTCACATTATTAGTGTACTCTGGATATGTAGCTTGGTTAAAACTCATAAAGTCTATAAAACGTCTTGAATACCATTCTGCATTTGTTCTTGCTTTCTCAACTAAAAAATCAACCTCATTTTTGTCTACAGTTTGTGCATTTTCAGATGTGTGTTTATATACACCACCATTTTTAATTTGGTAAGCTGCAAAAGGTATGTAGTTTGCTTGTGCATACCATATAAGCATCTCAACAATAAAATCTTCTAATATAGTTTTCCATCTTGCATTGGCTGGTAAATCAATTCCAGCAACAATAGCATCAGTTAAACCAGTATACATATTTGTACCTATAATTTGTTGTATGTCTATCTGTTGTGCTATCTTAATAAACTGAATAAATTTATCAGTATCTACATTACCATCAATGATAGAGTTTCTTACTAAATCGGTTCTATTTATAAATAATACTGTTGCCATTATCTTCTTTTATTAGTTGGTAAAAAACCCTCATTAGGCATATCTATTGGTTTTGTTCCCACTAAAGGATTGTTTCTTTTGTGTTTAAAACCTTTTCGTTTAGCTTCCCTTACACTTATTGTTGGTGCTAATGGTGATTTAACATCAATACGTTTGCTATCTAATGTAAACATATAAGTTTTACGCATCCAGAAATGATGACAAGCGCCACCACCTTTGTAAAGCCATATAGAATAGGTATCTGCACCCTCTGCACCCCAACCTGGATTTACCGCCCTTGTACTCATCAATTCAATATCTTCTTTGCGATATATTTTTTTAGCTTTTACCATTTTCTCACAAAAACTTCTTGTGACATTCTCACCCTCTTTGTTAAACGTTTCTTCTAAAGGTGAATATTGATACCTTACTTTAAATGCTACATCTTTAACAGCTTTATCTTGTTCAGATTTTGCGTTTGGTCTTGCTGTACCAGTTGATACAAATTCCCATATTTTAGATAACGTGCTTTTGTTCTTTTTGTTTAGTTCATCAATTTGATAATCTAAAGCTTCTTCATCATCATAATCAACTTTTCTTTCATCAATTAATGTCCATTGGCTTAAATCTTCTTCTTCACCTAATTCTTCTAATACATTATCAAGTTCAGTTTTTTCTTTGCTAAACTCATAACCCGTTTCTTCTTCAATATCTTCTTTACTTTGTAAATCTTTATCTACATCAGTAAATTCTAATGGTTGTAAGGTTGTAAAGTATAGGTTTAAGCTAATATCATTGTAGGCAAGTATATTATCAAAGCAATCTATTAAAAGTTCCTGAAATGGTCTTATAACGGTGTTATCCATTAACAAAGATGCAGTCTTTATTTCTTCTGCATTGTTACCTAAACCACTACTATCTTTTATACCCAATAACATTGGTGATACAATTCTATGTGCAACCATTATTTTCTTTGTGCTTTCTTCACTTAAAAATTGGTACTGATTGTGTGCATCACTTAATTGTACTGGTGTTATTTCTGCCTGGCTTTCTTTATTATCATTAAAAGCGAGTATAAATTTACCAGCATTAGATGTACCCGAAAACTTCTGTGCTATTTTTGTTTCTATTAATTGTCTTTCTTGTTGGTTAGGTGTACCATTGTTAAAGTTGATTAACATCGATGGCGATAAACCATTCATTATGTTGTTCAAATGGTAGTTAGATACCTCTTCTTCGAGTTCTGCATATTGTAAACCACCTTGATAATCTACTGGTGAGTAGTAATAAAATCCACTCTTGTATGGTTTTATGTAGTATATCTCAATGCTTTCTTTAGACATACCAAAGGCTGGTATTCTTAAAGGTTTATCACTCTTTTTAATGTTTACCCAATCATTACAATAGTAGTATGCTGGTACATTTCCATCTGCATCACATTTTTCTGCTCTTAATGTTTCAATTGGCATATGCTCTAACTGAACAATCTTGCTTCTATCTTTAGAGTAGATAACCTGGATAGCAGCTTGTCCCATAAGTTTTAAATCATAACAAGCCCTACGCACTACATCTTTTCTAAACAAAGAAACCATCTGTGCATATTCATTAGGTTTTCTGTTGCTATCTGTTGCATTTAAACCTTTACCATAAATAGCTTGTGAGATACCATTTATAGCTGCATTGTTTGTAGGTGAACCATTATATCTATCAATAAGGAATTGAAAATAGTTGTTATCAGCACCGTATTCAATCCAATCAGCACCATTAACTTCTTTAACCTCTGGTGATGTGTATGTACTTAAATTTACAAAGCCAAACTCTGATACTTTTGTTTTGCTAAATTGCCCTTTTTCGTTTCTTTTTC